TGCGTTTCTTTTATAGAGGGGTCATCAATGACATAACGAACATGTTGTAGATCTTCTTCATCTGGTATTTCTACTTCTCTCATTGGTTTTCCTGAGAATTGTTTATTACTTATTGGGCTGTCGAAACTTGGCATATTTAACTCCACAAATTAAAATATTAATGTCTAGATAATTATATATCACCAAATCATATATAATTTATGTTGATTAACCGACACAAATAGAAAAGCGTCTGAGTTTTTATACTCAGACGCTAATATTATTTAATGATGGTTTTAATTAAAACAATTCGCCGGAATCACCAATGTCGATAAGTCCTGCTGCATCAAGAGATCCTCTACGACCAGCAAATCCAGTATCAACCAATTGCTCAATATTCTTAATACTTCCGTCAGTTCCAGAAACAATTTCAAGAACACCATTTGGATTTCCGTTTCCGCCCATGTGAATAATTCCACGTTCTCCACCAACTGCTACTGGTCCTGCAGAAGATCCGTTCAGTATGCTATAGATTGTTTCAGCTTCCCAATTCATTATGTCAGTAATAACCCAATCATTTACCTGATAATTATACTGAATACTTGAAATCCAAACGTTCTTAATAACTGTTGAAATTTGATTTCCAGAATTTTTTTTCTGTCTATCTAATATTACTATATCAAAAGGATATACCTGTGATGCAACGTGGATAAATCCTCTACTGAACGCTTCAGCAATACGTAGTCTATCAAAACGAATTCTTTGGCATGATCCGGTTATTTTTGTCGATCCATTTGGTACAGAATCGATATGACCATCAGTACCAAGCTCATCAATCATCTTTATAGTTCTTTGTTCACTGATAGACAAAGATTGAACTGCGCCAACCGCCTGATTATGCACCATGATGATAATGTTCGTGGAAATTGCAGTACTTGTTTTATTTATATTGGCATATGATGGCGTTCCAAATAATGTAGAACCTGTGTTAGATGCGTTAGCCATTTATATCTCCCTAATTATAACTGTCCAAGGCTGACTTTAATGTAGATAAAGTTTACTGGGTAAGTTGGCTGAACCCTCACTGTTACGTTCCATTGTGTTGGATTTGCAGAATCTTTCTGCACTGACAAATCCTTATATGCAGTGATTAGCCCCTGTGAAACCAATGCGTTCAACAAAATGACAGCACGGGTATTCAAAACGGCTTGTGTTTCCTCACTCTCTGGTAAACCAATGAATGGTGCAAAACCTGCGCGCAATACCTTTGCTACTCTATCTCTTATGAATACTATAGAAATTTCTTGCTCTTCAGGATATCCACTTTGAGATGTTGTAATACCCCAAACCACCCTTCCTCCACCGGCTACTGGTTGTAATGTACATACACCGGCTTGTGCCAACTGTTCAAGTACCAATGAAGAAAATTGCTTATTTCTAAGAATTGTGAAACCTGTCAAAGTCTTGTTTGTTAATGGATTTTCAAGTCTTACATCAGCAGATTCATAACCTGCTGCGGCTGCTGCTAAGTAAAATCCGTCAACCAATACGTTGTCTGTTCCAGCTTGAACAACAATTTGATCTGGATAGAAGTATACACATCTAAATGTATTTCCAAATGCATCTGCTACAGAATAATTTGCCAAGTCTTCAATATTCCCTGCCAATACTTCGGTAACGCTGTCTCCTTGAATTCCTTCAAGCACACCGATATCTTCAACTGCTGCCAACTTTGCTCCAGTAAGATTTTCTGGTGTTAATCCAGAAATTGCTCCGCAGAATAAAACTCTTTCTTTCTTATTTTTAATATTACTCATGCTCTTGCAATGTGCTAAAGCATTTTGAAAGATTACCGATATGGTTTGTTTTGGCAATGGGACAACTATATCACATTCTACTGCCTCTAATGATTTAAAAGCATTTATCCATCCAGCGTCGTAGAAAGATGCATCTTTTTCGTTAATTACAGTGACTCTCAAACGATATCCATTAGGAACAACATTATGATTCAACACAATATATGAACTTTGATCTGCAAGATCCAAAACTTCATATCTCATATTAGATTCACTGACTACTGCCTTCTTAATTGTTACTTGATTAGAGCCTACTGCAATTATATCATATAAACCGTTTTGATTGTTAGCAGAACCATTGATATGTAATCTATAATTTAATTCAATATCAGGAACATTGCTAAAATCTATTGTAGCGCTATTTAATGTGCCTGTTGCGGTTCCTGCAATTTTTACTAATACACCGTCAGTTCCAGAATAACCATCTAATGGTAATCCACTTGAATTACTGATTAATTCAAAAGTAATTGATGTTTCATTAGTAAAATCAGAAAAGTATGGGGCTGACAAAGTGTGGAATCCCTGTGGGTCATCACTCGTCTTAACTGTTAATTTACCATTAGATACTCCAGTAACTTCAAAATAACCGATGTTTGCAGAATTGGTTGCATCGATAAGGCTCAAAGTTTTACCAACATAGCTAGAATCAAACCTAATTGATGAACTAAAAACACCTCTATTATTAACTGCGGGATCTCTACCAATATATCCGTCAAAACCTGATGCTAATGTTTCATATCCCAACTTAACTGTATAGTAATATGAATATCCACCAGGAGCAGGAATATCATCAAAAATGAATTCATTTGTTGTTGGATATCCTGGAGTATCTAGCAAATAATAATCCAATTTATTTGGAAGAATCTGTTGTTCTACATTAGTTGTATTATTTGTCACGAAGAAATGGATATTGGAATTGAAATCCAATGTGACGCCTGCTGGTAATGGAAAGATAAAGTCATCTGGATTAGTAGATGTTGCGGAAACTGAGTCCTCTAAAATATAAGATGTTCTTCTTGGCATTGCTGGAGCGGTTTGTACCGTCAAAATAGCTGGCGCAGCATTTGCAAATGCTAATTGACACCCTAAACTCAAATTATTATCGATACTTGGGAAACCATGACGAACAGCTACATCTCCTAAGCCTTGCAATAATACAGGGTCATTTAGAGTTGCCGTTGGAATATAAGTTGCTGTTAAAGAGTCATTACGAACCAAAACCCCGCTATTAACGATAACTGTGAAAGCATCTCCCTCTCTGAATGGAGTTATTGATACGCCACCAACTTTGGTCTCATAAATTGCAAAACTCAATACACCGTTGGATACAACTGTTCCATTGGCGGTCCAAATTATAGGATTACCATTTGCGTCTAACTTTGTTCCCGATACAGATCCGAATGCGATAAACTTTGCGGTATTTTGTATCGGGGCATTTAAGGCGTCTCGAACAACCGAGACACATCTAATAGACCAAGTTTCTGGAGGCGCATTAGCATCAACTAAGGTCAAAGAGGTAAGATAACCATCACCAACATTTGTCGTAAGTGGTACATAATATGCACCGCCTTGATCAACTAAATGTGCTCTTTGCAATTCAATTTGACCAGAATTAATATCAATTCTATAATCATACTTATTGCTGAATGGGTTAGAATCAATTAGGGCTTCTAAACCAACAAGTGGTATACCATTTTTAAACAATTGTGTTCTATTAGAAATTACTGGGTAGTCCCCCAATTTGAAATGTCTACCATCTGCACCAGTTGTTGATGTATAGGTTGGGTTTAATCCATCCTTACCACCACCTATTGCTTGAGAAACTAAAGTTTCTTCAGCAGCACCTTCACCCATTATAGCTGCGATTCTGGAGCCTCCAGGAATTGAAACTCCGCGAGATTGTGTAACTACATCAGTAAAAACACCTGGTATTGCTGTTGATGCGCCTGGAATGTTAGCGTTAGCCATATTTGAATCCTTATCACTCAGTTATGTAGCTTGTATCATTAAAATGTATTAATATTCCTATTCCTGGTGATATATTAATACATTTTATTGTCTTACCCGTCTTTTCATTTGCTACTTAGAACATGTTAATTTACAAGTTTAGTAGCATGTCTAACAGATTTACTTCCGTATTGATAGTAATATTTGGTGAAACTGGTGTATTCGGGTTTGACAAATCTTCAAAAGATGCGCTAAAAAATATTGCATCTATAATGTTTCCTATAGGTATTTCTCTTCTCCACTCTGTCCTTATATCTAATGTGATAGTTTGCCTAAACAATTTGTCATTTCTATCATCGCTCTCAGATGGTGGTCCAATATTTGGTGGTTTCACAATTATACCAATATCATAAAGAGAATCTACTGTTATTTCTGCAAAACATAAACCAACTAATTCGACCAAATCATCTCTAGATCTTAAACTCCTAGTTATAACATCTATAACTATATGACCTTCCCAAACTCCAGCCGTAATAAAATATGCTGGATTATGTACTATAGTCTTGTTACCATATCCATCTTCAAAAACAATATCTTCATACTGTACCGATCCCTTTTCTCTATTTATAGAAATAGGAATATACTTGCTACCACCATTTTTTACTAAAATAGCCGGATAATAAACACCATCGTGTCTATAATTTTCTCCAATAAATAGCCTAGTACTTAATAAACCATTAATAGATGCTGTAGAGCCATACGCTGTAATTGGCAAATCTGCCCCAGGAGGCATATTTGTATGATCCGTTGTATTTGGAAACCCCCACTGATCTTTAGAGTAATGGTAAAAATCACTGTGTGAAAAAAAATCACGCAATGTAGATAAAATTATCTCTTTCGGATATACAATCATAGAACTTTGAACAAAATTGTGCAAAGAATATAAATTGTCTCTACTAAAATTATTAGTGCCCATATTAATATCCCATTATATGGATAATAATAACTAATTATCGGCTGATTTTTAAATGTTAAAATACTAACAAAATTATACCAGTCAACAACACGCCAAATTACAGTTATTTAATAATACAAGATAAAAGAAATCTATTTGTACAAATTGCAAATATAGTGACCACGTAGATGGTAATGCATCCTTTTGCATTTTGGGATGTGCAAGATTATGCAACCAATACATATATTGATTGGAGGGCGTATTTGCTTCTAAGATTATAGATAAGTAATAATTGATAGGGTCCAATCAAACAACGTTCGATATGTCTCATAAAAATATCGAAATAATCTAAAAATCTCACGACTTTAATCGTGAAAGTATATCAGAAAACAAAATCATTTTTGATATTTTATACAAAGATGCCACTATATTTTTAAACAGAAAGAGAATGTTTATAGTAAACTGCTCATCTCATAAAATCAAGAACTTCTTGGATCATCATTAATCCAATTAAATAACGGTTTAGCCATTTTCTGCATCACATTTATGCCTCTACCTAAAGGTAAGTGATTTTTGCTGTATATCAGATTAAATAGATGCCATTTATATTACCACACGTATTTAACTTGTAGTTGATCTATAATGGTTTTCATAGTCCTGGAGTCATCTTGTGTCATTACTGTAATATCCGCATAAATATAGCCAATATCACCAGATTGTTTGTTAGTATACAGTAACAAGGATGGGTCGCTAATTGATAATGTGCGCTGTCCACCGCCAGATGGTACAATATAAGTGTCTGTTACTTCTATTGGTGCTGAGAAAGGTGCAGGAATATATGTCTGAGCAGTTAGGATTATATGATAAGCACCAGGCGATGAAGGCGGGTCTACGTTAGGCGTTACATCAACACTAAGTTTTCTAATTTTAACGTTTTCGGGTATCATTGTAGACAAATCAAGGTGGCTGCTAATATAATACGTGGCGCCGCCCGTTATAGAACCGTCATATGTTAATACTAACCTATTTGGTATAGTATGTAGCTTTTCAATTGATATTCCTGTTGGGAATCCAATGAAATTTCTATGAGCACCACTTGGCAACGGTAGAAATGAAGACCAAGTAAATTGTCCATAATTGAATGAAAAGTTTCTTGTAACTGTTTGGTTTATATTTCTTTCTATAATCCACGACAAGGTATATGGTAAAGCAAATACATCATCAATAGTGTTTGCGATATCGACAAATACAGAGTCTAAGTAGTTTTCAGTTATTATTCCAGATGAACCAATTAATCCTAACCATTGTGGGGTTTCACCATTAACCCACCCAATATAGCTTCCAATTCCAGCACCATTTCTATAAAGCTGATTATTTGTGCAGGTATTTACCTTGCCACCAATTCCAATCATTGGATATGCATGAATTCCATCTTTATATCCATCAACTCCTTTAATAATATTATTAGTAATTATGGAAGAAGTTCTACAATATATTCCACCATTGTACAAATCATAATATAAAGTAGTCATATCTATTGCAGATATCCATCCAGCATCTATTGTATTTCCAGAAATTATACAGTTGCCGCCATTTCCAAAATTATAGGCAGAGTTATATTTATTGCCAATTACTGTGATGGCATAATTTATCTTTCCCTCAATATCAGATGCAGACTCACCAAATTGTTCCAAGAATGTTGAATCATATCCAGTTAAATTATTTCCGATAATCTTTAGGAAATTATTTGTCTCAAACGATAGCCCGGTATGAATCCAATTTGCATGGTTATTACTAATTGTAACTAATCCACTAACATAAACAGACATATTTGTAGTTATACCGGAAATCTTCTTAGTAGGAGAAAAATATTGACCCTTATAATCCATTGATGCAATATAATGACATGTATTACCATCTATTAGAAGATTTGGACCTTTGTCATTTAATTCATTAGTAAATGGAGCAATGTTTAAATACTTGCTCCCCAAACTTGTCCAATAGCCTATAACCCCGCA